AGAATAGACATAGTAGGCCTCTGGATTGTCTTTGACGGCATCCAGTCAGTAACATGAGGATAAAGCGTCAAAGGAATACCAACTCTCTGAGGATCGAGTTCAGCGAGTCTCACAGTTGCTACATTGCTCTGAACAATGCTTGATTCGAGCATATCAACAGCAACCTTAACAGTCATCTCAGGAGAGTTCCTGTGCCCGAGCTTTGAGAAATAATCCTTCAATGACATCCTTTCGCCATTGTTGTCTTTTTTCTCTGCCAGGAGTGCAGGAACTTCTTTTGCTTTGTCAGTAACAGCAGCGATAAGAGCCTCTTTAAAGGTCAGAGGTTTTACTTCTGCTTTACTTGCCGGGGCTTCTGTCATTGCTTTAATAGCAGCAGCGTTATCGGCAGTAGCCTGAATCAGTTTATCAACCGATTCTTTGAGGTCTTTCACTTCTTTGTGATTGTCCTCACGATCATTTAGGGCTTTCAGTTGCTTATTTATATCAGCAACTTTAGCCTCCAGTTCTTTCTCTGTTATCACTCCTTTGGTGCTATCAGCGATAAGTCCTTGGATTTTCTCAAGTAATTCTTTTTCGTTCATTTCAGATTTTTGATTAAATATTCATAATTAATTCCCTTTGAAGTGTCGCCAGACGGCTTCAATATATCATAAGTGGGTTCCCCCGGCTTATTCTTTGGTTCAAGTGTCGGAGTAGCTGAATTGCTCCCTATTGGAACAGCAGACCCCTCCACGCATTTTGCTTCAAGTACATACCAGAAATAGCCACGTTCATCAGCTATTTCAGGATTTACAATCTGAGGATAGTATTTTTGCCATGCCTCAAAATAGTTAGGCATATCTTCATCATTGATAGCCATATCCATCTTAACATAGTACATACCAACCGAATGGTTCTTTACCCATTTATTAGCGTACTGAGTAAGCATAAATGGATTCCGGGACTTTAGTATCTCAGATTCAAAAACAAGTGCCTCGGTTTCTCCTTTAAAGTCATAACCAAGCTCAGACCATTTAAACCTTCGGGCATAAGTATTCAGTTGCTCACCGTCCGCAATGATCTTATCAAAGTCCATTTCATGCTCCTGAAGGTGCATGATCATTTTATTATCATTCAGTGATTTATTCCAGAGTCCGGGCAAATGCAGATCCATGTGAGAATCCAGGAAGTTAGTAGTGTTGATTATACAAACTACCTTTAAAGAATTTAAAGTCGATGGATCAATCGGCTCCCCTACTGCTTTGCGTGCTATCTGCTTTTTATCGTAAACAACAGTAGGACTAACAATAAACGGCATATCCTTCTTCTTAAACTCTGCTTTTTTCTGAGCTATGAGTTTATCTTTATTGTCTGCAAGAAACTTGAAAAGCTCCTTTTTTGTTGCAAACTCTAAATTCTGAAACTGTATCATTTTTTTATCAGTTTGTCAAATTGTCTATCCTTACGCTCCCTGAGTCGCTTGAGTTCCTCCTTCGTTGGTTTCTTTTTTTCCATTTCTCTCGGATTTATATACGTCTCCTTCGGGTACTGGTTCCATATCCATCAACTCAAGATACTGGTTCCAGGTTATTATATTATTATTATAAGCCTTCTCGGCAGTGCCGGAGTTATAAGTCAATGCAATGGCTTTATCTTTTTGATTCTCAGCAAGTGCAGGAACGTGACTAAAATCAGTCCTTAGCTCCATGCCGTAATCTCTTAGCCTTAACCGTTCAGTGAAATACTGATCTTCATTTTCAACCTGTGGGATGACAGTATCCTGATAAAGCCTCCTGACTGCCTGTATCTGATTCTCAAACGTAGCTCCCTGTATATAGGTTTTATAAAGTTCAGTAGGCACTTTCAACCCGTTACTGATTATCATTGCATTATTTGAAAACTCAGAATATATACCAAGTTCCTGAACGTTCATAATGGTTTTGATAAAGTCAATATCAGAATAGGAAATTAGGTACTGTTTTTGATGATCCTGAATACCGTAATTAGATTTAAAGGTTCTGTCAATCTCTTCTTTTGCGCTTGGACTCAAAGGTATCTGTGTTCCGGTAGCATCTTTGTTATTTGCCTTAATGATACCCTGCATACCTCGTGACTTCAGAATTACGTTCATTGCCTCGAAAGCGAGCTGAGTATTTGTTATGGCATACTTCAGGGATTCAAGCCGGGATGTTCCTATTATTGAAGTTCCTACCTCAGATATGTTAATATCGTTAAAGTGAATAACCTGATCCGGTGTGAACTCCCTTACGGGATTGTAATTTGTCAGAACATACTTTTCAATGATTCCTGACAATTCAACCTGATCGTATATTTTACCTGTTACTTTGACATCAACAAACTCAGAAGGAAAATTGTACATTGCTACCACTGAATTAATATCAGTGTTAAATGTCTTCAGTGGATTGTTCAGATACACATAGTTATTGCCAAATGTGTAAAACATATAGGCACGTTCGTAATTAAACTCCTTGACCGATTGAAGCGGATTAGGACGTTCAAGAAATAGTTTACGTGCATTCTGAACAGCAACCGTCTTTTTGTCCCATGATATCTCTTGACCTTTGCTATCTACAAGATACTTTTTGCCATTAGCAGCAGCCGAGGCCAGGATATCAATACAACCATAAAGAACAGGGTTATTTTGAACCGCTGCTCTATATTGTGAAGGATTAGACAGCGATAACCATGCCGGCTGATCTACCAGGTATTGATAGTTGAACCTGTTTAAACGGCTTCGGGTGACTCCCTTTGTAAGAAAGTCACCTATTGAATAAAAGAATTTACCGGTTATTTCATTAACTGTCATTTAACAAAGTATTAAGGCCTCATGGCCTGGTTAGACAGTTATTTTTCTTTCTCCGGCTTCTCAAATACATCAACCCCGGCGAGTTGTACCAGTTTTAATTCTTCCTGTGATGCGTCCTTGAGAACGACTCTTTTGGAACTTCCGTAAAGATCGAAATCGACAACGGAATCGATCCATTCTTTTTTAACTATAAGTTTCGTTGCCATAATTAACTCCATTTTACGATTGTTGATGTTCCGGCGAGTACAGCAGCAGCAAGGGTGCTATCCAAAGGAAGCGCAAGCCCTCCGCATTCATTTCCAAGACTGATCCTGACAGTATTACCTTCAGCATCAGAAAGCCCTTTGCCTGTTTTATGATCCTGCTTAGATAGATACAAAGGACGGTTACGAACATCAGTTGCATTATGTCCTACTATCCAACACTTTGAGTTGCCATCCACAACGAGTGCAAAGAATCCGCAAGGTGAACCGTCAATCAATGCCTGGAGAAAAGTATTTGTGTCTTTTGCCGGAGGCATGACATCAAATTCAACTGTATTAGTTACCTTCCAGTTGTTCAATCCTATCCTTTCGCCCATCTCAGACCAGCTTACTGAATCCTGCATTGCATCTACCCTCATAAATGGAGTTGTACCAGTGACGGCACTTATCTCCCCTGATGTGATTGTGAAAGCAGTTGCAACGGATTTTTCAGCAATGAACACTTTTGAAGCACCAGACACGTTTTTGGAACAGGTCTGGGTGAAAATTGCTAATGCCATAATTTATAGATTTTAATTATGACATAAAATTAAACTAAAAAGATAGTTGTTTTTTCCCTTTTTTATGGAATTGATTCGTAAATGATTTTACGTACCTGTCTTTCTGATATACAATACTTTTCTGCAAGCTCATGTCTTAGTCTTTCGCTCTCTTTAGGCTTAATCCTTTTGTTATATTCATTAATCAAAAGCATGGATTTGCAGTTATGTTCTTTCAAAATACCATTTTTAAACATCTCTTCCGTTATGTCAGGATCAATGTTATATTTTTCCTTTAATAGTTTTTTAACTGATACTTTGATATTGATAATCATAATCTTTGAGGCTCTGTTATTAGTTCAAGTTCATTAAGTGACGATCTGACTTTGTTTGTGTCAAGGATTATCTGTTTAGGAATAAGCCTTGCAAGTGCAGCGTAATCAAATCCCGAAGCCGGTATCTCAGGGGCTTGCTGGCCTACATAACCACCCATTGCATAACCCGGAACCCTGGCCTTTCGCATTGCACCCGATCCCCCAAGTCGTGCAACCTGTGATTCATTCAGAACCGTTTCGCCTTGCTTAACATAAATCAGAGTGTTATCTTTTGATTTGTCAGGATGAATCTGTAAGCCTCCCTGAATACGTCCTCCGGTAGCATACTTTGAAATCTGACCTACTGAATTAGCTGTTTCAGCAACTATACGAGCTATTGAAATAGCACCAAGTCCAGTATTAAGCGATACCCAGGGCTGTCCTAATGTAAGCGGCGAAGTTGCTATTGCTTTAGCATTTGCAATAGATATATTTGCAATGATTCTGGCAATAGCTGATGATTTTTCAATAGCAAGTGCAGCTAGTGAAAGTGCTTTATTCTTACCTGTTAATTGACTTATTGCATCTGCCAGGCCTTCAGTTATCGCTATCTCAGCATCAGCAATGGCCTGTTTTTGGTCAATACGTGCCAAATCAATATCTGTTAATTCATTAGCAGCATCCTGAGCGTCTTTCTTTTGAGCTAAGAAGTTTTCCCTTGCTTTCTGCATTCCTTCGGCCCAGATACGATCCTTTTCATCTTGAGTAGCCTGTATTGCTTCAATCTCAGAATTAACCAGCTTCCCATCCGGGGCTTTGTATTTCAAGGTATTTTCAATTTCCTGTTGAGTCAGTTTCTTTTGCGCTGCCAGTTCCGCTTCTGCAATAATGACTTTTGCAATCTCATCCTGCATAGCAGCATATTCTTTAGTTCCTTCTTTAAGCCTTTCATTCTTTTTGTTCCATTCCTCAATCTCATCCATCCATCTCTTATGAGCTGCCTCACGTTCTGCAATAGCTCGCTTCTCAATGCCACTCATCTGACTTTCAACCCTTCGCATAGCCTGATCACTCTTTGCATAAGCAGCTTCAAGTTGAGTTCCGAGTGCATACATTTCTTTGATGAGGTTTTCATCATCTTGCCTGACCTTCAGAAGATCGTAAGTTGTCAATAGCCTTGCTTTAATTGCTTCTGTCTCCTGTCTGGTTTGTTCAGTGTCAAGCTCCCTGACCTTAGTATATAGTGCAAGTCTGACAGAATCCTCTTTAGTTATGTCAGTTGCTTCGAGCATCAGAGCGTTAATCTCTCTTTGAATCTTTCCTAAATTATAATCAACATCATACTGTTTCAATCGGAGTTTATTAAACTCATCCGCTGCCTGTACGGCCATTTTAATATTTTGCCAGCTGAATTGACCATTAATTGCAATATCATAAAAGAGTTGTTTTGTTGTTTCGCTTGCTATGTTCATTATATCAATAGCTGCAGTTGTGCTCATTATTGCATCTTTCATTTTATTGAAAGCAGAATAAGCAACTGCAAGTACCGCCCCACCTTTAGCCAGTTCAATAAACGAGTTTTTTATTGTATTGCCGAGCTTTGAAAATGAACTCTCAACAGGGTAAAGTTCCTGTTTCAGCTTCTTAAACTGATCAGTTTGTTTGTCAATCTCTTTACGATAAGCAGCCAGTTGTCGTAGCTGATCATCCGAAGCAATACCTTTCTTGGAAGCCTTTTCAAGTTCGCGCATCTCGTTTTTCAGGTTCTTGATCTGAACACCGAGTTTTTCAAGTTCCTTTTCCTCGTTTGAAACGCCCTGAACGTCTATCTTAAAGGCTAATGTTTTATCTGACATGACTTATTTTTTAAGTTCTTTCACCTCTGCATCTGCTTCTTTTGCACTATTGATTGATTGAATTACATTTAATCCATTCATACTTTGCTGAATCGGAATAGATAACCCTGCAATGAAATCTACTATTATCTTCCATTTGTCAGGATCAATCATAATTACTTTTTTCTTTTCTGTCTTTTCCATATCTTAATTATTGATTTTAAAACATTTTTTTGTGGTTTCTATAATCATCGAATCAGTTATTGTTTTTTTATACCCCTGCTTTTCATATTGATATATTTCTGATTCAGTAAAATCACACTTTCTAATGTTAAAAGAAGTGCTATAAATCTGATTTTCAATAATAATTTTATCTGTAATAACACAATCCCAACAAAATAGACTATCCTGTTCGCAGGAATAATAAATAATAGCAAATATTATGAGTAACTTTTTCATCCGTTATAATCCAATAAAACCCACGCTGTGCCATTGTATCCCCAAAATCTACCAGTTGCAGAACTAACATAAATCATTCCACGTTCAGGAGATGCGGGGGCTGATGCCAGGTTTGCTACTTTAATAACTGCATTAAACGTGGCCTGTCCTGCAAATGTAGCTCTGACAAAATCAGAAGACCCATCAACATCTAAATCCTTATCAACTAATAACTTTCCATTAACTCCGTCAAATTTTGCAATTCTGGATTGTTTGCCGTCATAAATTTCTAAGTCTCTGAATCTTGTAGTCCCCTTATTATAACCGTAGTAATTGATTTTAATATCAGAGTTTGCATTTCTTTGGTTGTTCCAGATTTGATTATACTCGATTGATGTCACGTCACCGGAACCTACCAATCCAGTCCCTAAAGCATAATAACCTTCAGAGTACAAACCGCCCGTTTCTGTTACCCTGAAAGGTGCAGTTGCCCTATTTGCATAAGAATCACCAGCCCAAATTCTGACATAATCAGCACCCTCTCCCTCATTGGTCATTCCTGCCTCTGGCAAAACTATCCTTCCGTTCAGATAAGCGTTATCACAATAGATTCCATAACCAGGCGAAGCGGGAATAATATCATAAGAAGCCAAAGAAGCAAGGTTCCCTAATTGAAGTTTGCAGGTTGTCTTATCCCCTAAAGACCATTTAGCGTAAGAGTTCACTCCGTCCATAACTCTTAGAAAAGGATTATCCGAGTCAGTCGCACTTAAATAAAGAGCCGAGTCTAAAGAGGTGTTTGTAGTGTGACCAATAGCGCAAAGCTCATCACCAACCTCAAATATTCCCGTGTCGTCTCCTGTTGTCCATCCTGTAGTAACAGTTAAAGTAACTTCCATCCCTGCAACGGAAGCAACCTGGCGGACTATCTTCTTAACTATGTCTCCTGTGTAACCATTAGCGACCGTCTTTGAAATATCAACCCTCTGAACCATAACAATAGCACCGGCAGTAAATGGAACCATATCATTGCCTTCAGGATCTTGAAAAGTAAGAACCTCGCTTCCTGCTGTTGCTGTTACGATAGTTGCTATTTTCCCAGCCCCTGCACCAATAATCAATCCCCCATTCTGATAATGAAGCTGGTTAATGATAAGCTCATAAACCGATAATCCGCCTCTTATAAGTACATTATTAAACTCTGCATCGCCATCGGCTTGTATCTGCCAGTTATTACCCTGCCATCCACTTATAAAATTAGGCTCCTGTGCGTTACCGTCAATCCATAGATTATTATCACCAGGATCGGAAGTACCGCCTACATGAAGTCCATAATTAATAGTTGTATTCCCATTTGCTAACAAACGCAATCTTTCTATATCATTAGTTGTTAAACTTAGATATGTGTTGGTTCTCGTACCAACAGAGGCAGAAGAGGTATCAGAATATAACAGCAAAGGACAGGTCGCTCCCGTAGGATCGCCACCTACTCCAACCCTTGCAGAAGATCCATTATTAAAAAAGTAAGACCAGCCTGAAGCAAGTATCCTTTGTCTCTCAGTACCATTAGTAATTAAAGAAAGATAAGTATTAGCCCTTGGCCCTATCTGTGCCTGTGTTGTACTACCGTAAAGAAATAATTGAGCATTAGCAGAATCAGGATCACCTCCTATTGAAAGACGAGCATCTGATCCTGTATTCCTTATTCTTGCATAACCATTGACATCTAAAGGATAATCTCCTGATGCGCCTATTCCTACATTACCTGAGAATGTCGGAGCAGCAGCCAAAGCAACAACCGTTCCTGATCCTGTCGTGGTGTAAGAAGTCCCCCATGCTGAACCTGTACTCAGAGGAATCCCAGCACCGGGATATATCATTGAACCACCACCACCATCTGTTATACCGTAACCCGCTAATGTAGTTGGAGTATCGGTTATTGTAGACCATGCCTGATTATGCGGGGCTACTCCCCCTGTAGGTAGTGGAATAAACTCTTTCTTCCCTTGTTTGGTTTGTGTTAGTACGTATTGCGTCTCTGCCATAATCAAGATTTTAAAATCATTTCTAATTCAGCAGTTATCCCGTCTGATGTTATCTTTTGCAGATAATAATAATTATCACCTACTTTATATATCGGTCTAAATCCCTCTGATGAAGCACTTGCCACGACTGTAAAAAACTGATTCAGATATGAAGGTTTTATCTTCATCCGATAGGTGTAAATTTTCCCTTTGTCAATCCAATGCAGGGGTTTTAACCAGAAGTTTTCATAAATATAAGTCCATGTAACCCCGGCAATCTTTGGATATTCTGTTTTTGTTTCTGATTCATAATACCATGTCAGCCCTCCGGTTAGCCCCTTCCATTCAACAAGTCGCATATTGAAATCAGTCTTTCGGTCAAAAATGATATAAGGATCAACCGGGAATGTATTAAATATCCTCGGAAGGTTCAGTGTTCCTGATGAGATAGGATAACACGGCCCTTCAAGAATCGAACTGAAAGGACTTTCTTTTGTCTCTTTTCCCTTGATAGTATAGATACTCGATAGATTGATTTCCTTTTCTCCGTATGATGTGGTATAATATTTCATGTATTCTTTGAAAGCCTCATCTGAAGTATCATCCTTCCATTTCAATAAAAGATCAGCATAGTAATTCTTACTGATCGGTTCGCCTTCTTTATTTTCGTAATCAATCAATGAGGTTAAATCTATAACAGTCGAAGAATTGAATGATGAAAGAGGCTCAATATAGATAGTGCGTTTCTGTTTATCCATCCAGAATCTCAGAAGGAATATATCACGTATTGCAGCAAGAAAATCAATCTGAAGCATATCCGGTAGCATTTCTTCAAGTGAGATAGTTTTATTTAATCCTGAGTAACGATTAGCATTACCCCAGATCAGTTTAACTTCCGATGTGCCTTCAATATCAACAATCAAATCAGCCGGTGATCCGCCTCCGTTTGTCGCTGTTGTGTACATTGTAGTCTGTACTTTAATTATATCCCCTACAACCAAATAGCAATATCCTGAATCAAGCACGTGACTTGAATTATTAACAATGCTTCCGGCAGTAACAGTTTTTAAGGTTCTTGTTGCTGATCCTGTTTGTTTGATTGTCAGAGTCATATTACCGTTAGTCTCTGTAAATGGCGAAGTATTGCCATTGCTCAAAACTTTAACAGTAGTATATAAACGGTATGTTCCTGTCTCAGGCACAACATACTGACCGGTTGGCCCTGAATAATCAACCCCTTCGTCGGTTATTACATTGCTAAAAAGAATAACATGATCAGTCAGTGAGGCCGTTCCTGAAGCACTGGCAGCAACTGAAACTGTATTTGAGTTCCCTGATTCACCGGAACAATTTGCCTCTAATGCTTTGGATTTAATAAAGGACTCAGGGGCTATTGTTGCACGTGCCAGAATAAATAGGTCTTTAACAAACGAAGTAGAAAGCCATGATGAACTGATTGTATAAGGACTTAGAATCTTAGTTATCAGTTCGACTATCTTAATAGCAGGGATAAAATCAGTAGGATACCACTTAGCCGAAGTTCCTGATTCTCCTGATTGAAGTCCCCCGAAGTCAATCATAGGATAGCGATAGATAGGATATGAAGCACTCCATGAATCTTCCACGTTCTGATGAGTAAGAGCATGATCTGAGGCTGATAAATCCAGTTCAGTCATTTTCTTATCCTTTAATTCTTCAATCCAGGTATCTGATTCAATTATAGCCTTACAGAAATAATCATCATACGTTTGTATCTTTAAGGTCCCGGCAATAGCCATTATCTCACCAATGTAAAGACGTGCCGTTGCTGAGGGTTCTGTCTTGACTCCCGGCTGTATAACGTGCTTCAGTAGTGCTTTATTGGTCTTTGTTAGTGGAATATTCAGAGTATAACTCCGGTTTGCATTGCCAAAATTAACCTGGCGAATATCCCCGACTGAGAACATGACGTTGAATGTCTCATTGAACTCAGCCTGTGAAGATCCTATGTACAATTTAATATTCAACTTCTATTGAGTTTGTTATCATTTCAGAATAAGAAATTTTTGCTGTATCTGTCACTACTGTTACATCTGTCGGAGTTGCATAGCTCAATTCAAGTTTCTTCACTATCTCAGAATCAATCAAGTTTTCAAGATACGAAGCATTTGACTGATCCTTAAACAACGTTTCAAGTTTTTGCCGGTTGTAGCTTTTTGCACTCAGTAACTTTCTGTTGTTTGTTGAGGCCTTATAATATGCCCTGTCACTTACATAATCAATGGCCTTAACTCCGTCAAAAGCCAAGTATTCTTTACCCCCTGTTATACCGTCAAACTCCAAAACAGTGCGTTCATCAACTGAGGAATTATCTACGTAAATAGTTATTACCTCACTGATCTTTGCCCCTCCAACTTCACCAAGTTGAATCCTTAGATTAGACGTAACCGAAGCGAATAACTCTCCAATATTAAGCACAATAACTCCCCATCCGTTAGTAGGATCAAAGTGAGTTGCATGATCATAAGCCCCGTCGTCCTTTGAATAGAATAGTTCAACATGAGCAACCTCAGTAAAAAATACCAACCAGTATTCTAAAGGATTCTGAAGAAAGAACTTTGTTGCATTATTTCTGAGAGTCTTTGAAGCAAGTATCATCATGCAGTACACATTCAGTAAATGCGATAGTATCTCCAGAGGCCGCGACATATCGAAAAGTAGTACCGGAGGCATTATCTGTATCTCCTGTTGTCAATACTCCGGCTGCCGTTTCCCATACTTCTGTAAATAAAACAGTATAAGCAACCAAGGGACTACCCCCAGAGACTTTATATAAATCCCCTGAATCCCTTGCAAATGAAATACCTGATACGTGAGATTTAAGAATCTCCCCCAAGTCAAAGTCTGCCAAACCTTTAGGCTTTTCAATCGAAGCCACCACCACAGCAGAAACTGTCACGTCACATCTAACCCTTAGATTGACATGAGAGGAATCTTCACTCAGGGAAGTAGTAATATTGAAAGCTCCTGAATTAGATATATTTGCCGGGTTTGAATTTAATGTTAATGCCATAACTATCTATTTAGTTCTATTTGCCACTTTTTAATAAGAACGTCCAGTTTAACGGTCAGTAGATTGAAAGCCATTGAACTGATTACCTCGCTGATTTTATCTTCATTGTTTTTCAGTGCATCCCCAACCCATTCAGTACGTTTCCCTGTACGTGAAAAACGATAACTCCCCTGAGTAGGCATTCCCTGTTTCTTCTGAGTATGTGCAATAGCGAAAGCCACCGAAAGAGCTTTTTTATCATTCTCAATACCCATTCGCTGACGTGCATAATTCTTTAGTGCTTCAATATACAGTGAAGTGCCTCCGCTTCCTGTACGACCTGAAAACGGTATTTTCCCCGCTGATGTTCCGGCTGCCAGATAATTAGCATAAGGGTACATCATACCGGCTATTGAGATCATATCTGTGTGCTGTTTAACGACATATTCAATATCCTGCACCACCTTACCGGTCATTCTGTGGCCTTGAGCTTCAAACTCGTCCATAAGAGCTTCGTTAAGTACGTGCTGTAATTTCTCTATATCAGTAGCGATCATCAGCAGAACATTTTAATTTCAACATTTTGATACATGATTCCGATTTCCTTATTTGCAGAGATCATCCCCTCTGGTATATATTCCCCTTTTAACTCGTTAATATTCGCAATTTGAATAGTCGATTTGCTATTCATTGCATTCAGGTATGTTTCAAACTGAGCCTCCAGAGTGTCCCAGACGGTTATCTTATCACTCGTTTCAAAGTCAAAGTAAGCAATAGCAAAAACAGTACAGGTCAGAGTTTTTGTTTTCTGAAGTGTTGAACTTCTCAGATCCTTTGTAAAAGAGGCTCCGTCCAGTGACCAGAGGACTGCCGGATAACTGCGATCAGGCTTATTTAGAAACCGCTTCCACTCGAAGTAAACATCAATTATTGATGTGCCGGTTACTGTTTGAAGTAAAGTTTTCAGGCTCGCTAATGTCATCTATCTCTTTATTTAAATTTGCAATCAAACTTCTTACTGCCTTTCGTCCTGCTTCGGGAAGTTCCCCGTTACAGAACCGATCCATTATGTGATATAAGATTCTTATTTGTGCCTTCTTTTCAATTATGCGATTCACGACAAAAAGCTAAATAATTATAAAAATCATATATCTTAACTCGTTCAACATTTTCAATAGTTCCCATCCCTCCATAACCGGCTACCTCATACATCAATCCACGACTGCCATACTTCGATAGGTTCGCACCTCCGACACGCTGTCCCGAATCGACTTTGGGAGGCCTCCAAATAACAGGGTAAAAGTCATGTAAGCGGGTAGTTGTCTGATTATGCAAAAAAAAACACCCCATACAACTGACATCCGAGCTGACATAAACAGCTCTTTGCGCTCAATCACCCTTCGTTCATCATACCATTCGTTTTTCTTTCTGCAATAGATTGCCATAAACATAGCCAGTTTATGAATATCATCTGCACTGAGTTTCATCCCCCGAAATATGTCTGAGGCTTCTGTATATGAAACAATAGGCTCATCTGCGAGTGGTATCTTTTGATCCATTACCGATATTGTTCTGGGCAAATAAAACCTTTGGAAACCTATGTCGAAATGATTTTTTATAACCGGAGTGTAATCCTTTAACTCTCCTGCAAAGTAAATCAGCGGTGCATGATAAATTAAAGAAACGACAAACGGTTTAAGATACAATTCATAAATATCATGGATATGATCCGTAGTCAGTTTTAATCCTTCGGGAATATCCGACAAACAACTAATGACTTTCCGATAATAAGCCGGGAACATCTCATTTAACTGCTCATCTGTTATCTTTTCAGTTGCTTCAATGTAACTATCTATTGAACTCTGATTATCCGATGAAAATTTACCGTCTGCAATTATAAACTCTTTGTAACCTTCAGGAATAGGAATAGCAGCCAGATCACAATACTGCCTTAGCGTTATGTCGTCCCAAGAATAAACCCCCCTGTACTTCTTATTTCCTATTGTTATCCTGATCATATTTTGTGTTTTCTCGGCATTTTCGTTATTAACTAAGTTTATAGTTCTTTAAATAATCCATGATAATGCTCCAAATAAGCACATAATCCAGTAAGTGAGTCCGGCGCGTCATCTTTGTCTTTTGATGTCTTCAACAGGCTAACTACCTCGTCAATGAATCGCTGCAATACAGGATTAGGATTGAGAGGGAAATAGAAATAAGCCTTAACCAATCCTGCATTAGCCAGAATACGGGCCATCTTGTTTTTCTTTGCATACTGTCCGAACACTTCGACACCATCACAAAGCTCCCTGATCCTTCTTGAGAAATAAGCCCCTGCGTTATTCGTTTCAACTACCAGGTTACTGATCTTATGTACTTTTACTTTGTCCTGGACTTGCCCTTCTTGTATAGTCAGGTTTTCAGTATCGAATATAGCATCAAGGATATACACCTGATTACCGTAAACCCTCGCAATAGGCATAGCGAAGTTGTCAGTACCCTCATCAGCGGTATCAGCAAAGGCAATAGTGAAGTATTCCATATCCTGCGGAAATTCCCTGTATCTTTTCAGTGAGCTTTCAGGAAATACTTGACCTTCCAACTCTGTTACCCATCCACCCATAACGATATTGTCGTATTCCTTCGGGCTTTCAATCTTCAATCTGTTGTAATCTGCGAGTATGTTTTTTGGAATCAAAGACTGGTCAGCATCCAGATATGAGGAATGAATATACATAACATTACCTTTGACCTGATTAACTCCCCCCTTAACGTCTTTTTTCTCAAAGAACTCTTTATAAATCCAATGTTCCTTTGTTGTCGGGTTCAGTATCAATACTGTCAAATTGCGCTTTGTACTGGATCGCATTGAGTAAAATATCTTTTTGAAGGTCTTGTAGTCCGGCAGCTCTTCCGCTTCATCATTGATAAAAACATTAAAACCTGAGAGTGATTTCAGGTTTGCAGTTTGTGACAGTGAGCCGGTCTTTATCCCCTTAAATGCTATCCGATTGCCCTTGTATTCAATATGTGTTTGAGTGTCCTGCAGAACTCCATTTAATCCGAGTATCTCAATCTTATCCGTCAGCTCGGGTTTGATTGAATCCACTATTGACATATTCGTGAACCTGGTATAAAGGATGTTCCACTGATAATAGAACAAAGCAACCAAAGCAAATATCGAGACTGTATAGGATTTCAGCGAGTAACGGCCCCCGGTAACAATGACTGTATCAACTTCAGGATAATTCACCGGATCGCATAAAGCAAACAAAGGTTTAAACTTTCCTGAAATCTCAATGTTAGTCATTGGCAAAATCTTTGAATGTTATTGTTGTATGGAGGTCTTTGCCGTCCGCTCCGGTATGTTCTGATCTTGCCAGTTTTGGGATAACATACTCCGACAGATCGTTTATTATCTTAATTGCTTTCTCCGGGTCTTTTGCTGCAATCTGCTCTAACCAGCCAGTAAGATTATCCAGGTTGTTTTCAATAAGCAACCGATAAGCCTCTTTTATATCCCTTGTAGCCTTATTCGGAACTCCCTTCTTTTTACCTCCTGTTTTATTTCTTCCTTTTTGGAATGGCATTCTATATAGTTCTATTTTAGAATTAGTTACTCATTACTCTTACATCAAACAATATAAAACGAGAGCCAGATACTTCTTTAATAACCGGCTGTCTGTTCAATATCCTGCGATGTTCTGTGTTTTTGATTTTAAGGACTGCAAAGGTATGATTAAGCTGTACCGGAGAATCATAATATTTTACCTCTTTGATCATAACTCTGCTTTTAAACAACAAATTTATAACTAATTTTTTAATTAAAAAAATTTATTTTTCAGTAGGCTCTTTTTTCTTCTCAAATGTGAATAACTTCCTTTCGATGATATGCTCACAGTGGTCATCTTTGAATAACACATATTTCCGGTCAATGTCAATTATCTGGCCGAATGCTGTTATTTTGCATTTGAACTCGTTTTTGGGATTAACGAAAGTCCCGACTCCCCAGTCGCCTGTGTTGTAGTTATCTTCCATTTACTTCTGTTTGCCAAAATTGGAATAGTTCGTCACAAGACTTATCAGTATTCATCCATTCATGTATTAATTCTTGTGGTGTATCATTGGATTTTAGCCACTCGACAAACTCTTTCGGGTATCCCTGCTTTAGTTGGGACTTAATCTTACCCGATCCATTACACGCAGGGCATTCACTTCCTATAATTTTATGATCATCTCTATGCCCGCAAAGAGGGCAACCTATTCTTCCAATATCATGAGAAGATAATGCACAAATAAGTCCGTGATCAGGATTAGTGCATGTTTCTATTCCATCTCCTCCACAATCAGGGCAAGATTCCTCACTCGGCAATACAGATGATTGACTCTGACTGGCATACTGAACATGATTATTAGAATAAGATATTTGTTGATTCAACATAGAATAGCAGTTCTTGTATAGTTGTAATATTTCTTCTTTAGGGAGTTTAAGCCATTCTTCATCTGTTAAATCACGCATCTGCATATAATTTAACTCTGCAGTCTGTTTCTCTTGCTGTGGTTCGGGATGAGAGGCAAGAATCTTGTTACAAATTGAACAATCTAAAAATCTTAATACTTCAGCTTCTATATGTTCTTCTGAACAATTATTATGTTTTAAATATGTTCTAAGTGTTAATTCTTCTCTTGCCATTCTTTTAGGTTTAGGCTTATATGGTATTAACACTTCTTTGGGTAACTCTGAGTTGTGATTAAATTCTATTGGTTTCATATCTGTGGTTATTGATTTAATCTTTAGTGGGAATCTTTTTGTCTCTTGGCGATTTGAAATACTCATCAAGCACATAATTAATATGCTCGTCATCAAAGTATCTCTCTCTTATTGATGTATTATACCATAAAAGAAAATGTTTTACATTCTCCCTTTCATCCGTAGGCAGGCTTTGGGATGCATATTCTTTTATTCTTTCAGATATTATTCCTTCTCTCCGTTTACATAATCGTTCGAAGTCATAATCAACTGTGTCACCATTATCAAATAATTCTTGCAGTATTTCCTTTTCAATTTCTTCTGCTGTTTTCATCTCTTATTGGTTATTGGTTGTGTTTAAATAGCTAAAATTATTTTAATAGTATTGTTAATATGATCAATAAATAATTTAATTGCTATTCTTTGTTCGGAGTCAGATGTTTCGAGATATCTTATCGCTGCTTCTTTTCTTTGTCTTAAAAGAGAATTAAGTGCATTTTCAGCTATCACCGTTAATTCATCATCAGATTCAGTGTGCCAATATGCAGCATAATAAATCTTATCTCTTTCCTGAATTTCAATTGCGATCTGTGAGTTCATCTTCCTTCTGTTTTAATGTTTAATTATTGTTTTACGTGGATAGTGGTAGGTTTTGTACTTATACACCATAGTTAGGCAAAATGCAAACCGTGACTTGGCATCCCCGCAACGCTTTCCGCACACGGTTCTATCGAACCGGGATTGTCAAACCGTTGACGTAAATGCCGGTAAAAACGTCACATTTAAAAATAACATAGACCCCATATTTTAAGGTTTATTGTTTTGTAAAAAGTACTCGTTAATATTGTTTATTTCATCCTTCACCCACGTATCAAATACCACAGTAGATAATTTCTGCTTCCTATAATCATAAGCGCTATAAAGTAAATTCGTTATATATTGTTTTAAATCTTCCCTAAATTCTAATTTAAAAATATCATCACTTTTTAATCGAAGAAGTCGTTGAGTATAAGAAAATCTCTCAAGTGCTTCTTTATATCGCTCCCATTCCTGTTTGCTATTCTTATCCTGATAAATTTCTTCCTCATCTGGGGGTTCGGGGAAATTAGGTAATTGCCTCCAGTCATCTTCAATATACGCTCCCATTATCATTGCATAAGAAACTGGTTTTGGGGGATCAATAATTTGAGTTTCACATGCATTCCATTTATTCCCCGAAATACACGGAGTATTGTCACATTTATTACCATTTCTATTATGATACATACAATTATGACATCCTTTTTCTTCTATTCCTTCCATTTTATCGTTATTTTAAATTAAACCTTGATTCTCTAACCGCTCGCTTTCCGCACAACCATTCACCCTTGCCGTTTGCACTCTTGCCTAACTACGTGTAAAAAACATTAAAACGATTTTTTACACCTGTCCGTTATCCTTCCTTCTTCAACTCTGCAATCTCTTTACGTAGTTTTTTAACTGAATCAAAGTCATCATATCTGTGTCCAAGTAATTTTATCAGTTCTTCCTGCTTCGCTATTATCTCTTTGTCTTTGCTCTTGCCGGTTCCTTTTATTAGTCCGTCTCGGTAGGCTTTGGCACCAATTATAGCAATATTAACTTCTCTCCTACAAGCTACTGATTGAGTTCCTGAACATCCATATTCTTCTTTTGCCCACTTCTCAATATCAGCATCCGTAATCTCTTTGTCGTGGAGAGGCTCAAATGATAATCCAAGAATGACATTATCTTTTAAGTCTATAAATGGATTTTCTGCAAGGATATAGATAATATACCTATGACAGTGCTTCCCTGTGTAATTTTCCGCATCAGGATCATATTCCATTAAATCAAGCCTATCACCTACCTTGAAATTTCTTTCATTTTTTCGTAACTCAAATGTTTCTGTGCCATTCATTACAGCCTCAAAGAATATAGGCCAAGTTTTTAACTTATGAATTGTGTATGTCTCTTCCATAGTTTTATTGATTGTTAGGTTTTTCATTTCGTAACTTTCTGAGTTCATCAACCTCTAATCCAGTTGCGTAATTATCAAACAATTCTTGCCCTATCTTGTCCCATGAAACATAAAACTCCTTAGATGCTAATTTGCCCGTTTTTAAAGTTGTTGGTATGTTTAAATGCAAAACAACTCCTTCTTTTGTTACATTGCTAAAATCGGTAATTAATACTTTTGCTTTCATATCTATCCTTTCTTTAAATTATCTGTGTCATTTAGTGTTTAATTGCGTTTGCTTAACCATGATCCCCAAAATGATATTTGCTCTTTTGGGCTAAGTAGCATATCAATTATTCCCTTATGAGTTCTGAAATCTAACTCAATTCCATAATCTCTGAGTATTTTAAATTGCCAAATCTTGCCACTCCAATATTTTTCAAATCTCGGAAGGTAAAATCTTAATGGCATTTTACTCATCTTATATTTTCGCAGATTAATAAATCTTATTTTCATGTCATTTACTTATTTAATTTTACCGTCTTCTTTTACTATCCCTTGCATCATAAGGATTAACATCTTTGGGGTTTTTCCTACCATGAAAATCACTCACCTCTTTCTTGTGGAGAGAGGCATAATGCTCCATTGCTTTAATAATAGCAGGGTATGACATAGTTATCCGTTCATCAAATGGAATCGCAGGACATCCATAATCATTAAGTATTTCTTCTGCCGTCTGGATCGGAGTATCATCCTTGTAAGTTAGTATGCTTCTTGGTTCACCTCCACATACTCTACAGTATCCATTCCTATCAATTCCATTCCATGTTTTACAATCACATTTACCATCACTCTCATCCTTGCAGAGTTCAGGTGTATGTATAGAGAGATATTCGTCAACCATGTCAATACAATCCTTATTTGCAGGTAACATGAGAGCATATCCAGCAGACTCAACCTTTATAGTAATTTCAGATAAAAACTTAATCAACTCACTTCGTAAATCCATCTCCTTTGATAGCTTTAGTGCTGCTATCTCTTTGGCTAATCTCTTTTTAGTTCGATACGTTATGTTGACCATTTCTTCTGAATCCATCATTAGTATCTCAAGTATTTTAGTCTCAAGTATTTTTGCTTCCATTGGTTTTATTTTAGTTGGTTGTTAAAATATAGTTTTTGACCTCGCTTCTTGTATGTAGTTAGATAAATGATTATGAGTCACCATTAAGTAATTATTTAATGCTTCATTAAATGTAAAGTATGTTTCTTTACCGATATAATTACTTGGTCTAAATACTGCCCAATGCTCTCGTGAAATAGATGTTGAAGGATAATAAACGAGTTTAAATTCCTTTCTTAACTTTCTCAAAAGTTTTGCTTTCATAGTCTTTTAATTGGTTATTAAAAATAATGACTGTCATAATAGCAATCAAGCATCATATCATCGTGATATCTGAAGGCTCTGCACATCTGAAAAATGATGTAAGGAAGTATAAATATACAACCTATAATCTTAAAGATAGTGATTATTTTTTTCATCTTAATTGTGTTTTTATTTTATTCCAATAGGTTAAAGTTGATTTTTTACTCATTCCTTTTTCGCCACCATTCCACGTTCTGCATATTTCCTCATCTGACTTATACTGCATAGCATAAAACATAAAAACCTTTCGGGATTTAGCAGGATTAAACATATCAGCAGTTGTGAATCTTTCTCCGGTCCGCTGAAAGTAATCATCTAACCTGGATTGCCGGATCTGAACTTCACCATAACTCCAGTTCTTTAAATGTTTGTCACCTACTGCATAGGGGTTGTTTGAGCTTTCAATGAAACATACAGCCCTATAAAGATCATTATAAGGATTAATACCCTCCGATGCCTTAATCACCAGTCCCCCGCTCGGTGGAGCTGACAGGGAAGAGAACCATAATATAAAAATTGTAATCATTGCCATTCTCATAATTAATTAGATTCGTTCATACTATCGAAAATTGTCTTTTGAATAATCTTTTCTTTATTCAAAGCACAATTTAAAATGTGTAATCCAGTTTCTGGGTGAACACAATTTCTTAATGCCGTAGTTGGATGGTGATTACCTAAAGTATAAATACTCCCATTATAATTCAACCCATAAAATATTTTCATTTCTTCCGCTGCTTTCGCAGTTGTAGCATTTATTAAGTTAGGAAATTTAGGCTCATTAAATGGAGTGATTTTAAAATTAGACCAGTAAAGATGTCTTCCTATTTTAATTGAAGGTTCTATTAATGGTTTATAATAAGGGACTACATTTTCAACAACATAAAAACCATTATAAAAATTATCAAGAAATATTATTAATTGGTATAATTGAAGATCAATAAAATCAGCAACATCATGCCTGGTGGCTTTCATCATTCTACTATGCTTTTGACATGGAGGACTACCCCAGATAAATTCAAATTCATTTCTGTGTTTCCTTAAATATTCCAAGGCATCACCAATTATAACAGCATCATCGGGGAAGAAATACTGGTAAATCTTTGCAATCTCTGGATTTAATTCCACCGCAGTAACCTCTACATCAGTCCAGAGTTTGCGATTACCACCAATACCAGCATATAGATTCAATACTTTCATAGCACAAATTTAATCATTTTCATTAACTCGCTTCTTTGCAATATCTTCATACTTACGGAAGAACTTCATAGTCAAATCTTCGGTACTTTTTTTGTCCTTATATTTGCATTTACCAAGGTTCTCAAGCAATCTTAGAATCCAATCGTAATTCTGATCGCATACGGAGCGTTTTTTGTCATCAATTATGTCATTAATACGGTTGTATTTCTTTGTATATTCATTATACCGTTTGGCATTTATAGCTCCTCTTTTTGCAATCAAGTAAGCACCCCCGACAATCATAATTATTAAAATTGCAATTAAACTAAAGGTTATTAACCAGTTCATGGTATTTAGTATTAGTGAATAATTTCATTTGAAGGCGTAATATTTTTAAAAGGACTTGAAAATGTGCTATTCTCATTATTCAGCTCATTCATTAAATTAATTTTTATATTTTTAATCTCCCTTTCTTTAATCTTAAGCTTTTTAATCATATTAAAATAGATGTCATCCAATTCGTAAAGTTTTTTTAATAATAATACTCTTGTATTAACATACATCCCCTCTTTGCTTTGTTTTTTTATAACATCCATGCATTCAGTAATAAATAAGGCATATTGCGGTTCGTATTTTATTCTATTTTCAATAACCAATTTAGCATTTCTAACAGTTGCATTACTTTGACTGTAATATTTTGCCAGCTCAGGATATTTATGACCCTCTATATAAGAAAAATAAATTACAAGATGCCTAACCTCTTTTATTTCGGTTTTTCTTGTTTTTTTTCGCATATATTCAGGATTAATTTCTTTAATCCCACATAAGATAGACTCTATAACTTCAATTGAATTTTTCATTTCACTAACTTATAACGTGCTATTCTTTTTATTTTCCCGCCTGATGTTATCTCAATTAATTCAGACTTAATGTTCATCCCCTGTGCTTTGAGATTATGAACCCTGGCACCTAGGCGAAAACACCCAAATTGATAAAGTGCTTCCATGGCCGTGATCGACCTGCCGGATTCTAAATAGGCTTTGATTT